CTGCAGAAGCCATCCGACCTTGGCTACTCTGACGACGGTTACGAAATGCCGCCTCTGGATATCCGATGGCATGAAGTTGAAACGGATCATAGCACGGCAGGCATCGATAAATCAGGACAAGGGCGGTTGCTGGCTAATACTGCTATCGGGATACAAGAGGCGGCAAGGGAGAAGCGGTTAAGCCTCCCTACCAGGATAGCGAAGTTGATGGAACTTAGGGCAGACGATCCCGAGGCTCACCGCCTGATATGGCACGACTTGGAAGCGGAGCGGCACGCGATTGAAAAGGCCATTCCTAACGTGAAAACAATCTATGGATCGCAAAAGGATGAGGACAAAGAGGATCGGCTTATTGGGTTTTCAAGGGGCGACTTCCAGGAGCTGGCAGGCAAGCCCATGATGATCGGCTCCGGGTGTAATTTTCAAAAGCATTGTTCATGGGCAATATTCCTGGGAATCGGCTTTAAATTCAATGATTTCATTCAAAGCGTTCACCGGATACAAAGGTTTTTACAGCCTAACAAATGCCGGATAGACCTGATTTATACCGAAGCGGAAATGCAAGTCAAAAAGACCCTTGAACGAAAATGGCAACAGCACAATAAAATGGTGGAGAAAATGACCGAAATAATTAAAAAGTATGGCTTATCGGCGGAATCACTGACCAAAGCATTATCACGGTCAATGGGCATCGAGAGAATCGAGGTGTCAGGGGACAATTATACCGTTGTCAACAATGATTGTGTCGTTGAAACTCGGAGTATGGAAGAAAACAGCATCGGCCTCATTTTGACATCAATCCCGTTTTCTACTCAGTACGAATACTCTCCCAATTATGCCGACTTTGGGCATACCAACAACAACGACCACTTTTTCGAGCAAATGGACTACCTGACCCCGGAATTGTTAAGAGTGTTGCAACCGGGAAGGATAGCGGCAATCCATGTCAAGGATAGGATCATTCCGGGCGGGCTGACCGGCCTCGGATTCCAGACCGTTTATCCCTTTCATTGCCGAGCGATTGAACACTACACCCGGCATGGATTCGCCTACATGGGGATGAAAACCATCGTGACGGATGTCGTGAGAGAGAATAACCAGACTTATCGACTGGGATGGACCGAGCAATGCAAGGACGGGACAAAGATGGGTGTAGGAATGCCGGAATACCTTCTCCTGTTTCGCAAACCTCCCACGGATAATATCAACAGTTATGCCGACAATCCCGTTGTCAAGCGCAAGGACAAATACACCCGCTCAAAGTGGCAAATTGACGCCCACGGGTTCACAAGATCTTCCGGGGATCGTCTCCTGGACCCCGAAGAAATCAAGGTTTTGAAGCATGAGCAGATATTCAAGCTGTTTCGAGATTATTCCCTGACTGAGGTTTATGATTTTGAGCATCATGTCAAGATCGGGGAAAGGATAGACGCGCTGGGCAGGCTTCCAGTGACATTCATGCTTTTACAGCCTCAATCATGGTCGCCGGAGGTTTATACTGACATCACTCGGATGCTGACCCTTAATGGGGCACAGTCCAACCGCAGCAAGGAAATGCACCTCTGCCCCATGCAATTTGACCTTGCTGACCGGATTATCGAACAATTCAGCATGGAAGGGGAGACGGTTTACGATCCATTCGGGGGCCTTATGACGGTCCCATATAGGGCAGTGCTTAAGGGGCGGTACGGGATAGGCGTAGAATTGTCACCGTCTTACTTTTTTGACGGAGCAGGATATTGCAAGGCAGCGGATGAGAAAGTCAACATGCCGACATTGTTTGACGTGGTGAATTCCTGATGCAGCTCCGGCGTCATTCCCTTATCGAGAGCATCGTCAACGTCGCCGTCGGCTATGGCGTCGCCCTGGCCTCTCAACTGGCAATATTCCCGGTATTTGGGATTAAGGTTACGCTTCAGGAGAATCTTCTGATCGGCCTGTTTTTCACGGTTATATCGATTATAAGGAGCTATGCGCTTAGACGTTTTTTTACGAGGATAACGGAATGATGAGAGTGCTTGTCGCGTGTGAATTTTCTCAAGTTGTAACCAAGGCTTTCCGGGATAAAGGGCATGATGCTTTTTCTTGCGACATCCTTCCTACCGAGGGGAATCCTGACTGGCACATCCAAGAAGGGGTTGAACTTATCCTGGAGGATGGATGGGACATGATGATTGCACACCCGCCTTGTACCTACCCTTGTTCTTCGGGACTTCATTGGAATAAGAGGACGCCCGGGCGGGATGAGCTGACACACGAAGCGATGTTGCTTGTTTTTGCCCTGATAGATGCTCCCATTCCGAAGATCGCTCTTGAGAATCCGATAGGCTGTATTTCGAGCAAATATCGTAAGCCTGACCAGATAATTCAGCCATGGCAGTTTGGAGAGAACGCAAGCAAAGCAACCTGTCTGTGGTTGAAAGGATTGCCGCCACTGAAGCCTACGAAGATCCTTGATCCTGTTTATGCCTGCCCATGTGGGCATAGATTTGAGTATGATTTAGGGAAATACGGATGTCCAAACTGTAACGGTGAACATATAGCAAGGGCAATATGGGCGAACCAGACACCTGGTGGACAAAATAAATTAGGGCCGTCTCCTACCAGGGGAGCAGAACGAGCGAGGACGTATCAAGGAATCGCAAATGCTATGGCGGATCAGTGGGGCGAAATATGACCTCTACCATGAAAACAATCTCATTCCCTCTGATCCTCCTGGCTACCATCGCCGGGGCGGTATTCGCCGGGATAGCGATAATAATCGTGACGATTATTGGGATGTTGAGGGCAATACCGAAAGTAATGGATGATATTTACAATGGCAAATAAGAAGCTAACTCCCGAGGCTATGTTGACGCGATCTGTCCGACAGCTCCTGAACAGTGTCGGGATATTCCACTATAAGGCCTGGGGCGGCCCGATGTCGGCCCCTGGGGTTCCCGATCTGGTCGGCTGCTACAAGGGAAGGATGATCGCCATTGAACTGAAATCACAGCGGGGAGTGGTCAGTGATAAGCAACAGGAGTTTATCGACAAGATAAACCGGGCGGGAGGGTTGGCATTTGTTGCCAGGACCATCGACGATGTGATTGACGGGCTGGAAATACGGGACAGGTTCCTTTTCAAGTAGGCGGCGCAAATAATAAACTTGAATTTACGAGAGAAATAGTCTATACGAGAATCGCAACGATAAAAAAGGGTAGGTTATGAACAAGAAAAAACATACGATCAAGGCCCCTTCAGGAGATGGACTTACCCTCTATCGTTGCAACCTGCAAGGGGCTTTTTTCGTGTGTGAAGGACTATAATGGATTGGATAAAGGTCCTGAATAGGCACATTTTATTCGAATATGATGATCTAAGAGACTCTGAATTTGTAGCTTGGATCAAGATTATGGCACTTACAGCCTACCTTGAACATATCCCAACGCACGATCAAATGTTGAAGCATGTGCATTATAAAACCTTAACATCCCTCCAAGACAAGCTCAATAAGCACTCAATAGACCTCCAATACATACTCAATAAGGTCTTAATAGACGCTCAATACGTTCACAATAGGCGCGAGACTTGGAAAAAAAATAAACAACAATATCGTGATGATAAGAAAAATGTCTCAATGGATGTCTCAATGGATGTCTCAAGCATAGATAAAGATAAAGATAAAGATAAAGATAAAGAACATATAAAGACCACGATCCCCAAAAAGACGGGGATCGTTTACGCTGATGATTTTATCAAGTTTTGGGATGCATACCCCAAAAAGGTCGGTAAGGATGCGGCATACAAAAGCTGGAAACCACGAAATGGAACAATGCCGCCAATATCTGATTTATTGGTTGCTATCGGGAAGCAAATAAAGTCTGATCAGTGGCAAAAAGAAAATGGGCAATATATCCCAAATCCAGCAACATGGCTTAATCAAGGCAGGTGGGCAGATAGTGTGGAGACAATAAAAACAAACATATTCTCAACGCCAAGGAGTAGTTATGGGAGAACCGACGCCAATAAATTCAGCAATCCCCGCGCGCTATCGGATGAAACAGAACGAGAACTTGAACGCATCGCCGCAGAGTACGCAATCAACAAAGCAGAATACGAGAAGAAACAGGCCGCCCGTCGTCAAGCCACAGGAGATGCCGAGGGAAACGATGTGCCGCATTTTGGAAACTGACTATACGGCGCTTGAATATCACCCGGACTATGTGATCATTAAGGACGCGCTCGCGTCATACCAGAAACAGCGCGACGATAGGTCCTGGGATGAATACCGGAAGAAGATAAAACCTGAAGGCATCTTACCAACGCTCGAGAAGATCCTCAAGGAGTGCGAACGTAACGGATTTATTGGCCCTACTGTCAACTGGAAAGGGAAGATCGTCTGGCAACAGGCATTGTCAAACAGCGACTACTTTAACCTTGATCTATGCACGATGTGTTACAGGCAATGCGAGAGGCGAGAGGAGATAGAAACAGGAGAGGCTAAGTGGAAACGTCAACATCAACGCAACTATCGGGAGCCGTCGTCATGCTGGGAGGGTAGCAATGCCAACACGCGAAGCCTTTATAAGGCGCAAGTTGTGGATGGGTAAGATGGACAAACTATCAACACTAAAGCCGCGCATTGCTACCATTGACACCCGGAGATGCGCCAAGATAGACTTTGCTAAGGAGCAATACGAAGAGCGCAGGGGAACGGCAACGGAGCGCGGCTACGACCATACTTGGAAGAAGATCAGGGACGCGAAGCTAGCGCGAGATCCATTGTGCGAGCGATGCAGTAGCAGGGGAAGGACGACTGTCGCAGTGCTGGTACACCACAAGGACAGAAATCCGAAGAACAATCAACCTGATAATCATATGAGCATATGCGAGCGATGTCATTATAAGGAGCATACAAAAGATAATAAAAACAATAGGATGTGGGGGCGGGTCAAATCTCTGGGCAGCAAAGCCGCCTAACCACCTATGTCAAGCTCATTCAGAGATTAAATCGGCATTTTTGATTTTAAGGAGAATTAACAATATTACCGCATCCATCATAAAATCAATTGGCACAATACAGCTCCAAAGATATTGGATGAAATATATAAAAAGGTAGGTGAATAAAATGGCATCCGGCGGCTACAGGATCGGCGCAGGGCGTCCCCGCGGATCTAAGGACAGCACCCCTCGCGTCATGGCGAAGAAGGGGAAATCGAGGAAGAAGCTGACCCTCGAAGAAAAGAAGGTCATGAATAAACTTAGCGCAGCGATGGAGGGCAGGGCGACCGGGAAGGCTCCGACGGCCACCGATGGGAAGCGCGACCCCTTGACATACCTCCTGGACACCATGAACGATGATAGCCTTGAACCTGACGTCAGATTTAGGGCGGCAGTGGCGGCGGCTCCGTTTGTCCATCCGAGGGCAGGGGAGGGCAAGGGGAAAAAGGAAGATAAGGCGGACAGGGCGCGTGCCGCTGGTGCCGGGAAGTTCCAGGCGGGGGCTCCGCCTAAATTGGCAGTGGTGGGGAAATGATTTTAAGCGGTCGGGATGACGGCTAAGACGTGCTATGATGAGCTAAGGAGGCCGGGGAATCATGTCGATGGGCTTATTTACTGCGAATATTGAGCCGACTAAAGACGCGGCACTGAAAAGCGGACTATGCGAAAGATGCTGTGCTTTTAGGCACGGGAAGTGCGGATCAATCACGAATCACGGTCCCGGAATATGTGCGCGGCTGTATGAAGAAAGGAGACGAGAGGAATCAAGATGACCTACACTACCGCCTGCCCTGACTGGGAAAAACGAATCGTGAAAGGGGAAAGTCTCATTCCCATTCCGCCACTATTCCCACAAGAGGCTGACGCTGGCCTTTCAGTCATGAAGGAATTGCGCCTTGTGGATGTCCTGGGACGGCCTACGATGGGACAGGCGGCGCGGCCCTGGCTGATAGACTTCGCGGCGTCTATCTTCGGAGCATACGACCCGGAAGAGGGCAGGCGGCTGATAATGGAGTTCTTCTTGCTCGTATCGAAGAAGAATAGCAAATCGACCACTGCAGCCTCCATCATGCTTACCGCGCTTATCAGGAATTGGAGAGATTCAGCAGAATTCCTAATCCTTGCGCCCACCGTTGAGATCGCCAACAATTCATTTTACCCGGCCCGCGACATGGTGAACGCCGACGAAGAACTTTCCGACCTGATGTATGTCCAGGAGCATTACCGGCAAATTACTCACAGGAATACCGGCGCAGTCCTGAAGGTAGTCGCCGCGGATAATGAGACGGTTGGCGGAAAGAAGGCGACTGGGATATTGCTTGACGAATGTTGGTTATTTGGCAAGCGCCCCAATGCCGAGAACATGCTCAGGGAGGCTTGCGGCGGCCTGGCATCACGTCCTGAAGGATTCATCATTTGGCTATCGACTCAGAGCGATGAGGCCCCGGCGGGGGTGTTCAAGCAAAAACTGGACTATGCCCGCGGCGTCCGGGATGGCCGGATTGATGACAATAGGTTCATGCCTGTGATCTACGAGTTTCCCGAAGCGATCCTGAAGGAGAAACGGCACCTTGACCCGAAGATGTTTTACGTGACGAATCCCAATTTAGGCGCATCTGTTGATGAGGAGTTTATAATCCGGGAATTTAAGAAGGCAGAGGAAGATGGCGTAGAATCCATGCAGGGGTTCTTGGCGAAGCACCTGAATGTTGAAATGGGACTGGCCCTCAAAACCCAGCGATGGGCAGGCGCTGACTTCTGGGAAGCCGCGGCGGGGATCGTCACCCTTGACCTTATCTTGGAGCGCTGTGAGGTGGCAGTGATCGGCATTGACGGCGGCGGGCTTGACGACCTCCTCGGACTGGCGGTGGTTGGAAGGGAAACGGAAACCGGCTTATGGATGCTCTGGACTCGCGCGTGGTGCAATCCTATCGCATTGGATCGCAGGAAGTCGGAGGCGGCCCGCTATCGTGACTTTGAGAAGGACGGCGACCTTGTTATCGTCGATGATATTGGCCAGGACATCCGGCAGGTAGGGGACATTGTGAGGAAATGCGACGACTGTGGAATCCTTGACCGGATCGGCGTGGATCAGGCGGGGATCGGTGCCATAGTTGACGAACTGGAATCAGGAAACGAGGCGGGCGACGGCGCTATCGAGCATGAGCGGATCGTCGGCATCTCTCAGGGCTGGCGCTTGAATGGTGCGATCAAGACCCTCGAACGCAAGGTGGCAGCAAAGGAAGTGGTTCACGGTGGCCAGGCGCTTATGGAGTGGTGCGTAGGGAATGCGAGGGTAGAGCCGAAAGGGAACGCCATTACAATCACGAAACAGGCGTCGGGGACGGGGAAGATAGACCCGCTCATGGCGGCCTTAAATGCCGTCTCCCTGATGGCTATGAATCCAGAGGCGCGGCGGGTAAAGTCGGTTATGGATGGGATGACCAAGGCTCAAATGATAGCCCGGATGACGGGCAAGGATGTGGAGGAGGTGAAATGACCGAAATCCTTACGACATGGAAGGAAATCGCCACTTATTTAAGAGTTTCTGTCAGAACCGCTAAGCGTTACCGCAAAAATAAAGGTCTCCCCGTGTCCAGAGACCCCGCCGGGCACCCTACCATAAAGAAAAATACTGTTGATGAATGGAAAATAAAGGCAATCACGGCCTGATTGTCCCTCTTTTGTCCCTCTTTTGTCCCTCTTTTGTCCCCTGATAAAATCCGCATAAATATGCCACCATAAAGCCGCGAAATGCAATTATTTTGCAGAAACGGCTAATATGTGAACAAATTAAGGTATTTATGTGAAATTCTCGTAAATATGGCCCAAAAAGCCGCAAAAGCTGCCGATATTCGGGACTTTCTCGTTTATGGCGGCCTTTTTTGCCTGTTTTATGGCTTTTATCAGCTCTTTCCCTGGCTCGGATGGGTTATTTTAGGCGCAATTTCAATGCTTTTGGGGCTCGGATGGCTGTTTAGGATACCGAAATAATGGGCATAATCTCAAACATGGAACGGCGAATGGCGGCGGGTTCACAAGGGCTCGCCGATAGCTGGTACACGCCGGGTGGCTTTTTTTACGGGGGCGCGGGCATAAAGACGAAATCCGGCGCCTCTGTGTCAGAATTGAACGCCATGCAACTTGCAGTGGTATGGTGCTGCATCAAAATCCTTGCTGAGGACACGGCCTCTCTCCCTCTTCACCTCATGAAGTCCCGGAAATCAGGCGGAGCGGATAAAGCAACCGCCGATGATCGCTATTACCTGATGCACGATAAGCCAAACCCTGAAATGACGGCGATGAGTTTCCGTGAAGCATACATGGCGCATCTTGTCTCATGGGGTAATGGTTACGCAGAGATTGAAAAGACCGGCGGAAGGATCAACAGACCCGTGGCGCTTTGGCCGATTACCCCTAACCGCGTGACAGTGAAACGAGACGCAAAAAGAAAGATCGTTTATAGCGTCACGATGGCCGGGACCGGGCTGCAAGATGTCGCCTTGCCGAAAGAGAAAGTGCTTCATACCCCCGGCCTCTCATTCAATGGGATCGTCGGTTATTCCCCCATAGCGGCCCATCATGAAGCTATCGGCCTGGGCAAAACCCTTGAAGAATATGGCGCGACCTATTTTGAGAACGGCATCCATCCATCATTCATCATATCCTCAAAAGTCCCCATAAAAGACACGAAAGTCCGCCGGGAAGCGTTGGAAGAGGTTCATGCCGGTCTCGGCAACTCTCACCGGGTTATGTTTATCGAAGAGGCCGAGAAAGTCGAACGGCTGGGAATCCCTAACGACGAGGCGCAGTTTCTGGAAAGTCGAAAATTCACCAATGTTGACATTGGCACCCGCATTTATCGCCTTCATCCGCATATGTACGGAGAATTTGACAAGGCTGTTGGGTTTAACAGTGCTGAACAATTCGCTATTGACTACGCCACGAAAACGCTCCGGGCATGGTTGGTACGGCTTGAACAGTCCTATAACATGGCCCTTTTGGACCCGTCAGAATACGGGACATACTATTTCAAGCACAACATGGAAGGGCTCCTCCGGGGCGATGCGAAGTCGAGAAACGAGGCCCTTCAGATTCAGCGGCGAAATGGGATCATTAACGCGAATGAGTGGAATGAACTTGAAGACAGGAACCCGCTCGAAGGCGATCAGGGTAAAAAATATATCGTAGAGAAAAACATGATTGCCCTTGACGATCTGGGGAAGGTGGCGAATGAGCCATATCAGGCGAATCAGGTGACGACATGAAAAGAGACTACGAGAAGGCCACCCCATTGAAAAAATACGAGAAGCGGGAAGCAAAACCCGCAAGGCAGGTGCAGGATGAAGAAAAGAGAACAAACAAGAGAGTTTGAGCGGAGGTTTTTCCCTGTCACCGAACTCCGCACCATAACTGACGATAAGGGACTCCGCCACATCGTTGGATATGCCGCTGTTTTCAATTCCCTCTCTGAGGACATGGGCGGCTGGCGTGAAAGAATCATTCCAGGAGCCTTTACCCGTGCATTGAAAGAGGACGATATTCGATGCCTGCGAAACCACAACTCAGACTACGTCTTAGGACGAAACCGCTCTAAGCCAGCTGCGACGCTAATTCTTATCGAAGATGAGCGCGGACTTAAGGTGGACGATGTCCCCCCGAATGCACAATGGGCCATGGATTACATGGAGAGTATCGACCGGGGCGACGTTGACAAAATGAGTTTTGGATTTATGGTTCGTTATTATCCCGATGGAACGAGAGGGGTGCGCTGGATAGAGGAAAACGGCATGGAAATAAGGGAACTTTTGGACGTTGAATTGTTTGACGTTTCCCCGGTAACTTTCCCTGCATATCCCGATACGGAAGTCGGGCTCCGGTCCCTCGAGGAACACAGAAAAGCAAAAACCGCCCTGCCAGAGGGCGCAAATGGTGGAGGCGGGTTTGATCATATAATGAACGGCCTGCTTGCGGCAGAAGAAGAGCAGTTAAGGCTAAAACTAACGTAAAACAGGAGGAATGAGTAATGAACATTTATCAGCAGAGAATGAAAGAGGCTCTCGATAAGATGGAGGCAGTCCGCAAGAAGGCCGAAACCGAAAAGAGAGCGATGACCACCGAAGAGATTGTCGAAAGGGAATCCCTCATGGCTGAATACAAAGCGGCCGACGCGGAGTGGAAATCCATCCAGGCGGAAGAGGAATTGAGGGCGCAGGCTTACGGCCAGGGCGGCGGAGCCCTCACCATCGAAGGCCCCGGCAATGTTGAAATCCCGGATGCCCCCATTTATCGGGGATCGAACGCGACCGCACTGGGACAGCAGCTCGCAGACATCCGCACCATCTCGCGGCCTGAAGTATTCGAGAAACCGGAAGTCCGGGCGGCACAGGGGCGGCTCGAAAAGAGCCAGAAGCGCTACATTGAAAAACTGTCTGCCCTCGCGGAGAAGGAAAACCGGGCAGCGGCAACGGGCGGCTTTACCATTGGCGTCCCCACTGACGGCGGCATGTTCCTCCAGGGGGAATCCGTCATTGACCTGATGACGAACGGGTTCAACAACTCCGAAATCCTTCCCCGGACGGCCAGGCGCACCCTTACCGCTACGCAGTTCGTTGAAATCTTCGGGATTGACGAACAGAGCCGCGCTACCGGATCCAGGGGCGGAGGAATCCGTGTTTATACCAACAAGGAACTCGGCGAATTCAATGCAAGTAAAACCACCTTCAAGAAGATCCGCGTAGAGCCGAAAAAGCTGACCGGCCTTTTCTACGCCTCCGGGGAATGGATGAGAAACGTCACATTCCTGGGTCAGGAAGTCCGCGGCCTCTTCGGCGAAGAGTTCGCCTTCAAATGCCAGGATTTGTGTATCCGCGGATCGGGCGCAGGTGAAGCCCTCGGCGTCCTCAATTCAGGGTGCCTCGTTACCGTCGCCAAAGAGACCGGGCAGGCAGCCAAGACCATCAACACAAAGAACCTGTCTAAAATGTGGAGTCGCTTCCAGGGCAGGAATCCGGTCTGGTTCATCAACCGGGACTGCGGACCGGAACTTGACATGCTGTCGATTACCGCTGGAACGGGCGCACTAGAACCCCGCTTTGTCACCTACGATGCGCAGGGCATCCTTCGCATTAAGGGCGCTCCGGTTATCGCTATCGAACAGTGCGAAACCGTCGGGACCGTCGGGGACATCATCCTTGCCGATTGGAGCCAGTACGTTTCCGCGGATCAGGGCAATATCGAAGAGGCGATGAGCATCCATGTAGAGTTCATCTACGATCAGAACACCTATCGTTTCATTTACTATTTCGACGGGCAGCCGAGATGGGCAACGGCCATTACTCCCTACAAGGGCAGCAATACCGTTTCCCCGGTGGTCGTATTAGCTTCGCGTGCATAACAAAATAACGAGCCGGGGCACGTCCCCGGCCTCTGACAGAAGGAGGATAAGAAAATGCAGAAGATTAACAATGATTTTGTGGTTGTGCCTCTGACTTTCCCGACGGTTGATCAGACTGGCACCATCTCCTCGGATATTTTCAGCATGAAGAATTATAGACATGCTGAAATCGTGATTCAGGTCGGCCCCATCGGCAAGGCGGCGGCTGTTACTCTCAATAAAAGCGCGGCTGTTGCGGCGGCCACTGTTGCCCTTGCGTTTTCACGCTACCTGTCAACTGGCTTCGTTCTGGAATATGACGGAGCATCTGTTGACACCCCGGCAGCGGCAGGCGAAACCGTCACTGGCGCGGGCGGCGGCATCGGCTACGTCTATCAGGACTTTGGCGGCAAGCTGGTTTGCTACGCCTATAACGGCACAACTTATGTTGACAACGAAGTCCTGACCTTTTCCGGCGGGAAAACGGCCGTGGCCAATGGTATCCAGAAAAACGAAGACATCATGGTTCCCCGGACGGCTTCGAGCAACACTTTCAATCTGGCGGCCGTGGCAAGTAAGCAGTACGTTATCCCGATTGATGCGGACGACCTTCTTGACGGCTATGACTGCGCCCAGGTGGAGATTGCGGACTGCGACACGGCAACCCATGTTGCCATTTTCGCTATCCTCTCCGAGCCGCGCTACATGGCGGAAATCCCGGAAACGGCGATTTATGACTAACCTTTCAGGGGGAGGGGCGCTTTGCCTCTCCCCTTACACAGGAGGATAAAATGGAAGTCTTAAATATTACAGCCGAAGGGAGCTCTGGAAACCTTGTTTTCAAGGAAGATGCTGTCGGAAACGGGGCACAGATCCATTTCGGGGTCGACGATGACGGCCTTGACGTAAAGTTTCTCGGCGCAACCTCCGGGGCCTATATGCTTTGGGATGAAAGCGCGGACGCCTTGCTATTCAGGGGCGGAGCCACCCTCGGCATCGCTGATGACACGCTTCTTTCCCTTGGCACCACAACGACCACGGCAGCCACCAAGATCACCTTGGAATTTGACGAGACAACGACCGGAATCGGCATCATGCAAATGGGCAGCTCATCGGCTCCCATGATCCTGAACACCAATCCCGGCGCGACGGTCATGGGGCAGTCGATTTACATTAACCATTCCGCCGGTGCCGGGAACTGCGAAGACTTATTGGCAGCATGGCATAAAGTCACGATTACAGGAGACGGCGATTCTGGTGTCACCGCCGTTGGTCATGCTTCGCGCGCTTATGTCGGTGCGGCGGGCACAGATACCACAGTAGTCGGTCAAATCTACGGCTCACAGCCCTGGGTTTCCCATGATGGAACGGGCGCAGTCACGGCCATGTCTGCCCTGTCTGCAAAGTGCGACGTCAACACCGGAAACTTTACCGCCTCAACCGTCAATGCCGGGCATTTCCATATTGAGGGCGCATCTACTGTCACGGCTCAGTTCGACGGCGTGATGATTGAAGTCTATCCCGACGTGACATGCCTTGATTCCATGCTGGCACTCGCTGTTGACGCCGGGGCGGTGGTAAATGCGGCGATCAGGCTATCCGGTGCAGTGGCGACCGACTTCCTTAACTTCGCGGCAACGGGGACTTGCGGAGCAACTACCGCCGATCCGACCGTCGGCGCGGCAAATACATGGATCAAGTGCCATATTGGAGCCACAATCTTCTGGCTGATCGGGTACGCTGATTCATAAGGAGGCGATTATGGCAAAGAAAGAGAAACCGGCTGAAAAGCCGGAAGCAGTCGAAAAGAAGGAGTCCCCCGTCAAGATCAGGACGGGGATTGACTAAAATAACAATCGAGAAAGGAAGGGGAATGAAAAAGATCGAAGGAATCACAGCGGCAGAGAAAAGCACACTAATCATGCTCATGGAGGCGGCGACGCCTGCCACCAAGACGACCATTAAGGACATCCGGCAGATTGACAAGATTTGCGGGGTGATTGAAGCGGAAGAGGGCAGCGATATTGAGTTTGAGGATGCGGATTATGCCTATCTCAAGCAGCGTATCGGCGACTTTTCCGGATGGCTGCCAAAGAGCCGAAAAGAGGTAATCGTCATGGCTGACAAGCTCGGCATAACTTAACCCCTTCTCAGGCGGAGCCGGTCAACAGGACGGCCCGCCTTAATTTGAGGATAGTAAAATGGCAATCGCAGTAACGACACCGGGCGCGGGCAAATCAGGGTTCATCCTAAGCAGCGTATCGGCGGACGCATCCGGGTGCGAGGAATTGAAAGCGGCCGTTTCCGGTAAGTCTATCATCGTGGACCTGCTGACCATCAATAACGGCGCTAACGCTCTCAGTCATACCATCGGCGAAGGAGAAACCGGCGGCGCGGTAACAACGGCGCTTATCGGCCCTATCGCAATGGCCGTCAACACCTCACTGCAATTCGATTTCCGGGATGTAGGCGGCATGAAACTGACAGCGGCAACCGCTCTTGTGGTCGATTCATCCGGCGCGGGTGCGGTTTGTGTCCATGTCTTGGGGCGCGTAGAATAGAGCGGAGACGCCGGTGCTTAGGATAATAACGAGAATCTATGCAATCATCAGGAGCGTGATATTCAATAAAAGATCACCACGGCGCATAGATTCCGCGGGGCCTGTCTTCAGGAAGATATTCAGAAAGGTGTCTCATGGCTCAAAAACTACGAACACGGTCAGTATCTGCTGAAAACCTCTTCACCGATGCCGCGGAAATCATCGGATATTTCAATATTTCACTCTCTGGGACATGGGACGG